ACAACATGGTAATACTGTTTTAGACCCGTCAATGTATATTTCTTTTATTTTTTGTACATGACAGTCTATCTCTGCTTCATCTAATACTGATTTGTAATCGTCAATAACTTCTTTAGGTAGAAAATGTGTTTCAGTATCAGATGGTGCTTCTAAACTATACAGTGGAATTTTATTTTTATCCCATACATCATACTTAGGTTCAACTAAAAATCTTGATGTGTTTTTAACTGTAAAATCTTGGAAGCCTAATTCTTTTGCAATTTGTCTACATTCGTCAACTTGGTGTTCATTGTGTTTAAATTTAATATAAGTCCAGTTCGCACGACCTCCTGCTGCAATAAACGTTTTTGCATTTTCAATAATACGATTCCAGTCTGTGCCAACTCTATATAATTTGTGAGTGTCTTCTAGTCCGTCTAATGCAAAGTATACGCAATGATCTCTTGGTAATGCTTTTGCTAGTGCCGTCCACCATTTTGCATTTCTTAAACTACCGTTTGTATGTATACCTATTGCTGTCTTAGGACTGGTGTCCTTTACATGTCTGCACATATCAATAAGTTTGTCATTTAATAACGGATCGCCAAAGTTGCCGCAGAAAAACGCACGGTTAATTGTGTCTAAAACTTCTTTGTTAATAATAGTTTTAAAATCTTCTAATGACCATTGTACTATTCGTAGTAAAGGATTTTCTATTCCGCCATGTATGTTTCTTGAACACATTGGACATTTTGCTTGACAGTTTGTCGTTAGCTCAATGTGAATAGTTTTTAAATCATTAAATTCAAACATTAGGTTTTCCTATAATCATATACCTATTGTATTTAGGCGTTTGTAATTCCCCTTTGTATAGGACCTGGATGTTGGACATTTTTACAAAATCATCTACACTAACAGCACACCTAATATGTTCTTCTAATTCAAAAAAGTTATTACTTTGTAATACAATATAAGAATCTTCTGGTACATTTAATAACCATTGATTGTATTGGCTTTGTGTTATATGTTCGCAGCTAGTATTAATAACAACCTGAGCATCATAAACGTGTGTACACATGTCTGCGGTAACTGCTGTAAACTTGCCGTCTATTTCTCGTTGTTTATTTATTGTATTTGCAATTTCTTCGCACAACGGATCTATGTCTACACTTGTAATATGCTTAACATTAATATTACTATTAAATAATAAACTTGATAATACTCCGTTCCAGCCACCATGTATAACAACTGTTGTTTTACTTTGTTGAGCGTTAAGTATTTTTTGTAGATGTTCTATTAGCCAAACTTTACTATTAACTTGGCCTTTCCAAAAGCTTTCAAGAGTGCGCAGTTTGTCTTTGCTATTGCGAATTGCATCCATCCAGAATAATACGTCTTGTATATCAACCTTCATAGATCACTAACCGAGTCTGCAAACTTTGCTGGATTAAATGCAGGATAATATCTTTTTAACTTAGTAATGTCAGGACGTCTACGCTTAACACTGCCTTGATTTCCGCTTAGGCGTTTCCAACTAATTTGTTTTCCTTTATGGTTAGCAAGAATGTTTGCTGCTTCTAGTACTGTTATTTCTTCGCTGCTTCCTATGTTTACAATATCGTATGATATAGTTTTAAAGATATGCAATAATGCATCAACACTATCTTCAACTCTAATAAAGCTACGTGTTTCATCTGCACCAATTAATGAATAATCACCATTGTCAAGTTTATTTAAAATATCTCTTACAAAGTGTCCTGAACCTGATGCAGGACTATACGTATTAAAGAATCTTATTATTAAATTGTTAATACTAGAATTTGTTAGATAGTTTTCACTAACTATTTTGCTTAATCTATAACTCCAGCGCGGATTGTGTATATCTTCAATATTAATATTATCAAGTTCTGGTGTAGGAAATATATCCGACCCTGCAACTACTTCGCTACTGCTCGCATAGATTAATTTACAATCAATGTTTTTCTTACAAAAATTAAATACTGCAAAATCTGCTGTAATATTATTTTCAAGTAGTTCGTTGGGGATAGTGTAAAAGTATGTTGTTCCGTTGATTGCAGCCATATGAAATATGTAATCAAAGTCATTTTCAATTTCACTTAAATATTTTTGAATATTAGCAGTTACATATTCTGTACAGCTAGGCTGATGCGAATATCTAAAATTATTGTCAAGAGCAACTACATAATAATCTTTAGATAACTGTTTGCACAGCTCTCTACCAATCAAACCAGATGCTCCGGTTACTAAAACTTTTGTTGCCATCTTTTATTTAACTCTCTAATATGCTTAAACCAGTTTTGGTCAATCCCTCTTTGATCAAGTGTATCAATAAGGAAATCTAAATCCTTAGGTAAACACTTGCCAGAAAATCCTCTTGTGCCGTCATGCCCTGGAACATTCATATAAGTTTGGTCTTGTTGTACGTCTAAGTACATATCTAATACTTTACTATAGTCAGCATCGACATCTTCTGCTAAATCATAAAATACGTTTGCAAATGCAATACGCATTACTGCAAAATTATTTGAATACATTTTTACTAATTCTGCTTCGCTAGTAGAACATGCTTTGATTTCTTCATCTAATAACCATTGAGGTAATTCATTATCACAACCTACAACTAACGGACGCTTAAAACAATCAGTGTCCCAATAGCGTTCTCTTAAAAACTCTGGTATATAGATTATGTCGCCAACTTCTTTTTGTATGCGTTCGCATGATCCTAACGGCAATGTGCTACGAATAATAAATGTTGCTGTAGGATTGAATTCTTGTATTTGCTGTATTTCAGCAATAACAATATTAATATCTGCTTGTGTTGCTGTTGGTATACATACAAATACTGTATGAGCATCTTTTAGAATCTCTCTTTCAGTATTAAATACAATATCATGCACAATAGCCTTTGCATCTTTTAACAACCCTTTATGTGTTGCTTTGCCAACGTAACCGTATCCTAGTATTCCAAACTTATTCATACTTTCCTCTTCGGTATTTTACTGTCTGCACTACTTACACATGTTGGAGTAATACATTTAGCCGGTGCTTTAAACAGCTCAAATCCGCCGTCTAACGTGCCTAGTGGTTGATCGTGACAACTATAACTACGTTTAACTTCGTTGCCACGTATAACACAACCTTGATATCCTGCATTACATTCCCATCCTTTAAACTTATTAAAGCCAAAGGAATTAAATCGCTCTGCTTGGTCTACATAATGCTTGTTGCCGTTATCGTCGATTAGCTCTACTTGCAGTAATGGTATTATTTTTTTGAATTGGTCTGGTATTGTTTGGGGAAATCCTGTTTGCAATCTGTTAATTTGATCTTCCGTGTATCCGGATACCACACGAGAGGCTGTAGGATCAGACTGTGGCTTGACAGTGACATTAATGCCTCTGGCGGCAAATCGCTGTAGGCGCTCGTAAAGCTCTTCAAACATTTCTGGAACCATAACTTGATTAATCGTAATATATACATTATTATTCATTAATTGAAGACACTTATCTCCAAACTCCTGTTCATTTGCAAACTCTGCGTGATAGCTTGCAGTAATACTCCTACGTTGCAGACTGCTTGTAGTTTCTAACCATTTGCTCCACCATTTGCTTCCCGGGCTTAGATTGGTTGTCATGTGGATACTTTGGTATTCAGGAGCTGTATCACTACAGTAATGGTCTATAACCTTCCCAAAGTATTTATATGCAGTAGGTTCACCGCCACTAAAACTAATATGGAAGTCTGTGTACCCATTTGCGCGGGCCTGTGCTTTGATACTATCTAGTGTGCTTAGGTACAATTCTAATTCTTGGTGATCTGGGGTACTAGATCTAGCGTAAGGCCAGCAATAAGAGCAGTTATAATTACAAAATCTAGCCAAGATCCACGAAACTGTGAAAAGATGGCTCTTAAGGAGAGTCTTCTGTCCAAATTCAGTAATGTTATCCCAAGGTATGTCTTGAAAATTACTCAAAATTGCTCCTTCAGCCACTCAAAATTGTTTATAAGGCTAACATCATTGATATTAGAAATCCCAAACTCCCTGCCAGCAATAGCACCAGCAATAGCGTAATCCCCAAAGCTTCTCTCACTCCCTTTTGTACACCACGTAGAAAGTCTATATCCTGTTTCTTCATCATTTTGCCTCAAGATTGTTTTACTACTTAATTTAGCACATTCCCTGAATGCACTACGCCATGTACTAAATGCG